GACCCAGCATTAGAACACAGTGTAGTTTTGAAGGGTGCAAACTTACAAGCCTTTCCACAACAAAACCATGAGCTACATATAAAAGCACATAGATTTTTTATGTCATCGGCTTTAGTAAAAGCAAACCCAATGGCAGTAATGAATTTAACGTCTCACATTATGCAACACGTGTCATTACTTGCTACACAAGTTGTCGATCAAGCTTTAGTAGAAGAGGCAGAAAAATTACGTGCACAATTTGGTGATCAGATACCACCAGAACAAATACAAGCATTACAAATGCAACGTGCAATAAAAATTGATGAAGAAATAGCAAAAATTACAGAACAAATGGTTATCGAAGAGGCAGAATCTATGCAGGACCAAAACATGGATCCGCTTGTTTTACTTAAACAACAAGAACTACAACTAAGACAAGCTGAAATGGAGATGGACTCACAGCTTAAAGGTGAACAACAAGGATTAAGAGAAAACCAATTTGACTATAAACAAGTTTTAGATGCACAAAAGCTACAAAAAGATTATGATTTAGCTAATTTACGTGCAAATGTTGCGAGAGAAAGAGCAAATGCCACTAAACAAGAAGGGTAAAAAGATTAAAAGAGCCATGACAAAGACATATGGCAAAAAAGAAGGCCCAAAAGTGTTTTATGCAAGCATAAATAAGGGTAAAATTAAAGGAGTTAAAAAAAATGTTTAATTTATTAGTTGGCCCACTTTCAAATTTAGTTGGAAATGCAGTAAAAGGCTTTGTGGAGACAAAAAAAGCAAAAGCAGACTTAGCTTTGACCGAAATAAAAGCACAAAAGAGCCTAAAAGAAGCTCAGATTGCAGGAAAAATTTCGTGGGAGGCCAGTGCGGTCGATCAAATGAAAGGGAGCTGGAAAGACGAGCTAATTTTAATATGCCTGTTGGTTCCGGCGGTGGCAGTATTCATACCCGGATGGACACCACACATAAAAGCAGGGTTTGAAGCCTTACACTCACTCCCTGATTATTATAAGCATCTCTTATACATCGCCTGCAGTGCGAGCTTTGGCATAAAAGGTGCAAAAGGGGCTATGGGTCTCATTACTAAGAAAGGTAAATAATGACAATACTAGATAACGAACTACCTGATAATTTATTAGGCAGCACATCAACAATGAAATTTACTTTAGACGATGATGGATATTGTAAAGTTCAAAAAGATTTTAGCACAGGTGGATGGGATGTAGACGTTACTGGAACAATTACTGATCCAGAAGGTACAACTTGGAAACTAGAAGTAAAAACTTCTGCGGGTTCTGACCACAACAAATCAGGAGTGGCTACAGGACAATCAGAAAAATTTACACTAAAAACTAATGCGATTTCAACAACCGCTACACTAAAAATTTGGGCAGAAAACGGAGCAGAATCTGCAGGGGCTGTTGGACACATAAGTCTTAAACATTAATGTGTGAAGGTTGCGATACTCTTTGTGTGAAATGTGAGTCTATGATGGAACAATGTCAAAAATGCGATTGTTTATGCCACTGTGATCAATCATGTATAGAATGTGGTTGCGTGGGGTGTGAACATGAAGAAACCAAAGAGACTAACTAAAACAATACCTCCAAAGAAAGGACCTGCACCACAAGGGTTGCAAATAAATTCCAATAAGATACAAATAGTTAAGACAAACAAAAAAGGAACTTAACTGTGAAACAAACTTATTTCAATATACCTGGGTGGTTCAACTACTCAGAGACTTACGACATGATTGTTGATCAAATAGCTGATGACGGAAAGATTGTAGAGATAGGATCTTTTCTAGGTCGATCAACTCATTACTTAGCAACATCCCTTATGAATGCAAATAAAGAACAAGTAAAAATATACTCTGTAGATACTTTTGAGGGATCATCAGAACATATTAGTTTAAAAATACCTAAAGATTTTCTACCTGAGTTTAAAGAAAATTTAAAATTTTTTATAGGTAGAGAAATGGTAATACCCGTGCAAGGAAGATCAGACAGTCAACAAGTTTTGGATAAATTTGAAGATGAATCAATAGATTATATTATGGTTGATGGTGCTCATGAACATGAACCTGTCTTAGACGATATTGAAAATTGGTGGTCAAAGTTAAAGCCAGATGGTGTAATGTTTGGAGATGATTTTACTTTAGCCGCTGTTAAAGAAGCAGTGAAAATTATGATGCCAAAATTAAAAACCGAAGGGTTTAGCGTGAATGGTAGCACAGAGCAAACTTGGTTTACATCTAAAGGTGAATCTTATAAAAAATTTGAAAAGATGTGCCCGGGTATAAACTGTCTTACATGAGCACAAGAGTAATTTACGAATATCAAAAGCAACTTAAAATTAATCGAGAACAACTTCACGATCATTTGACACAAGGGGTTGAAACTTACGAAGAATACAAGTATATTCAGGGAAAGATACATATGCTAGACATATGCCAACAGGAGCTTTCTCGCCTGCTGGACGATGAGGAGAAAATTGATGACTAAAACTTTATACGTGCCTGACCACATTATGGAAAAATATAATAATCCTAACGAAGGGGTGCAGGCGGACAGAACAGAATTACAAAAATTACCTAAGCCAGTCGGTTGGCGAATATTGGTATTACCCTTTAAAGCAAAACAACAAACAAAAGGTGGAGTTTTACTTACAGATAAAACAATTGAAGATTCTCAATTAACAGCATCTGTTGCACTTGTACTAGATACTGGTGACGATGCATATAAAGATAAAGAAAAGTTTCCTGGTGGCCCTTGGTGTAAACAAGGCGATTGGGTTGTGTTTGGCAGATACGCAGGATCAAGACTTAAAATTGAAGGAGGAGAAGTTAGGTTGCTCAATGATGACGAAATACTTGGAACAGTTGAAACACCTGAAGATGTATTAACAATTATATAACATGGGAGGTTAACCATGCAAACAGAACTTAAAACTGCAAAAGATGAAAAACTCGTAGATCTTGATACGTCAGGTGAGGGAGCGGAAATCGAGCTAGAAGATAAGTCACACGGCGCAGTGGCACCTGATAAATACGAAGAAATAAAAACAGAAGAAAAAGATCCTCTACAACCTGCTGTACAAGAACAAGCAGAAGAGATGGATCAATATTCAGATAAAGTAAAAAAGAGAATTGATAAATTAACTTTTAAAGTTAGAGAGGCTGAAAGAGAAAGAGAGGCCGCTTTACAATATGCTCAGAATGTTCAAAAAGAGCTAACAGAGGCAAAGACCAAAGCCTATGACATTGATAAAGGTTACATGTCAGAGAGCGAAGTTAGAAATAAAATGGCATCGGACTTAGCTCGTCAAAATTTAATTACTGCAAGAGAATCTGGTGATTACACAAAAGAAGAAGAAGCTAGACAAGCTTTAACTAAATTAGATCTTGAAGCTGAAAGAATTAGAGTAACAAAATCTAAAAAAGAACAAGAGTACGAAGCTTATCAAAAAGAGTTAGAAACTCAACCAGCAGTACAACCACAAGCACCAAGACCACAGCCATCTCAAAAGGCAATTGATTGGGCTAGTGAAAATACTTGGTTTCAAAAAGACCCAGATATGACAGACTACGCGCAAAGAATACATCGCGGTTTAGTTGCAGAAGGATTTGACACGGAATCAGATGATTACTATAATGAGTTGACAAGTAGAGTAAAAAACAAGTTTCCTGAGTCTTTTGAAGGCTCGGATCAGACAACTAGAAGCGCTAAGATCGCCCAACCAGTCGCTTCTGCAACAAGGTCTGCAACCACAGGGCGCAAATCTGTTAGGTTAAGTCCTAGTCAGGTAAAAATAGCTAACAAGCTTGGAGTTCCTCTAAGTGAGTATGCTAAGTACGTATAGGAGGTACACATGACAGATATAAAAACACCAAGAAGTGCACAAACAAGGGCTAAAGAGGAAAGAAGAAAACCTTGGCAGCCACCGTCTCAGTTAGACGCACCACCATGTCCTGATGGATATAAGCAACGATGGTTACGACACAGGGTCAATGGCATGGATGATACTAAAAACATCAACGCCAGACTCAGAGAAGGTTGGGAGTTAGTGAGATCAGACTCACATACCGAAGGCCAATACTCTGCATACAACGGTAGCATCAAAGCTTATGAGGGTGTCATCAGTGTTGGTGACTTGCTATTGGCAAGAATGCCAGAGGAAACTGTTAATGAGCGTAATTCTCATTACAAGCAGAAGATTGATCAACAAACTGAAGCTTGGGAATCAGATCCTCTCAGAGAACAACATCCCAGTATGCCTATGAATAACGATAGGCAAAGTCGTGTATCTTTTGGTGGTGGCAATAAGAAACCATCCTAAGATACTTAATAATAAAGGAGATGAACTATGGCAAATCAACAAGGAAACTTTGGATTTCGTCCCGTTCAAATGCTAGGTGCAGCTTATAATGGTCAAGGCCAACAAGAGGTATCAATTGCAAGTAACGAGACAAATTCAATATTTCAAGGTGATCCAGTTGTATTAAATGCAAATGGATCGATTTCACGTGGTGGATCTACCGGTGCTGAACTTTTAGGTATTTTTAATGGTTGCTTTTATACAGACCCAACAACGTCTAAACCAACTTTTTCAAATCACTACCCGGGCGGCATTGTAGCAAGTGATATCGTTGCTAACGTAATCACAGATCCAGATGTCATTTTCGAAGTCAAAGTTGACGACGCAAATGGCGGAATAGCACAAGTTGGTTCAACAGCTAACATCGCAACATACAGTGCAGGAGATACAACTTCAGGCATTTCTAATGTTGCATTAGATGGTAGCTCGTTTGCAACCAGCAACGGCTCAAACTTCGCTGTCTACGCACTTACAACAGATGTGGAAAACAACGACTATACTGTAGCTAACGCTAACATTTTAGTTAGAATTAATAAGCACCAGTATAGAGATACTACAGGTATATAGGAGGTTAAACTATGGCTATATCTAGAAGTCAACTCGTTAAAGAGTTAGAGCCAGGTTTGAACGCTCTGTTCGGCTTGGAGTACGGGCGCTACGACGCTCAACACGCAGAAATCTTTGAAACAGAAACTTCCGATCGTGCATTCGAAGAAGAAGTAATGTTATCAGGTTTCGGTAACGCAAGAACGAAGAGTGAAGGTGGATCAATTATCTATGATAATGCAGTTGAAACTTTCACAGCACGTTACACACATGAAACAATTGCACTTGGTTTTGCAATCACTGAAGAAGCTGTCGAAGATAATCTTTACGACAGAATCTCAGCAAGATACACAAGAGCACTTGCACGTTCCATGGCAAACACAAAACAGGTGAAAGCTGCAAACGTTTTAAATAACGGTTTTGATAACAACTTCCCTGGTGGTGACGGTGTTGCTCTTCTTTCTGACGCTCACCCGCTTGTCTCAGGTGTATTGAAAAATGAACTTGCAGTAGCGGCTGATCTTAACGAAGCATCTCTTGAGCAATCATTAATTGATATTGCTGCGTTTACAGACGAGAGAGGTTTACTAATATCTACACAGGGTAGAAAACTTATTGTTCCTTCTGAGTTACAATTTGTTGCCGACAGAATAACTGAGTCTGCTTTCAGACCAAGCACTGCCGACAATGATATTAACGCAATGAGAAACATGGGTATGATTCCTGAGGGATACACAGTAAACAACTACTTAGTAGACCCAGATGCTTTCTTCATCAAAACTGACATCCCTAACGGATTTAAGTTGTTCCAAAGAAGTCCTATCAGAACTTCAATGGAAGGTGATTTTGATACTGGTAACGTAAGATACAAAGCTAGAGAGAGATACTCATTTGGTTTCTCAGACCCTAGATGTGTATTTGGTTCACCAGGAGCAGCGTAAGCGTAAATCAAATTCATAATAATTATGAAAGGGCGGTTGTCTTTGACTCCGCCCTTTTTTTATGCCATATTGAAAGTCTAGCAAAAATAAATTACACAAACTGAGCTAGCAGACGGTATAGAGATTGTGTAATTAAGGTCTATATAACCAAGGAGGTTTTATTATGGCAAATACAACATTTGACGGACCAGTCAGATCCAAAAATGGTTTTCAATCAATTGGTCCAGGAGCAGTGCCTGCTCTAACTTTAGCGACAGACTTAACTGTTGCTGAACATGCAGGTAGACTAGTAACAATGGACCCTCAAGGGACTCCTACTGCGATTACATTACCTGCAATTAATGCAACTGCTGATTTAGCAAGTGCTGGACCAGGTAGTGACATTAACAATCCAAGTACAATTGGAACAACTTTTGAAATTCTTTTCATTGATGATTTCACAGGTACAATTCAAACAAAAAACACAGCAGATAAGTTTGTTGGTATGGTAACACTTGGAATTGATGCTTCAGTATCAGGTAAGCAATTTGTACCAGCTGCATCAAATAATGAAATGAATCTTAACGGTGAAGCAGGTGCATCAGTTGCAACTACAGGTGGACTAAAAGGCACATATGTTAAGTTCACAGCAGTAGCGGCTAACCTTTATTTTGTAGAAGGTCAGCTAAACTCAACAGGATCTATAGCTACACCGTTTGCTGATCAATAGGAGTAGACAATGTTAGGACTTAAAACAGCAAAAAGAACATCTAATGGTAATTTCACCACTGGACCTAGTAGGGTCATAGCAGTTCATGCTGTTTGTGGAGGTTCAGCAGGTACTATCCAACTAAAAGATGGTACAGGGGGTACAGTCATGTTTGACATAGATACTCCTGCTAGTGCTACACAAATGGTTGAGACTTATATTGGTGACGAAGGTATTAGATTTAAAAACGGTGTACATGCCGCTTTGACTAATATTACATCGGTAACAATTATTTATGCCGGACCGTAATGAGACGGGATAAACAACCACCAAAAACTAAAAAATATTTCCGCTCCACAAAAAGTGGGGCGGGAATGACTAAAGCTGGTGTTGCTAAATACAGACGAGACAACCCAGGTTCTAAACTAAAAACAGCAGTCACAGGCAAAGTAAAGAAAGGTAGTAAAGCTGCAAAACGTAGAAAATCTTTCTGTGCTAGATCTGCTGGACAAATGAAAAAATTTCCAAAAGCAGCAAAAGATCCAAATTCAAGATTAAGACAAGCTAGAAGAAGATGGAGGTGTTAAATGTATAAAGCTTATTTTTATTTATTCTGTGCATTTCTGACAGTTGTCTTTATGTACTTGTCAATGAGTACATCCTCAGCTGAGACCAATACCGTGTCGAGCACGGTAGTTAACAACACGCCACCTACAGCAAATGCACCATCTATAATCAACTCTAACAGCGATATATGTAAAGTTGGTGTTGGCGCGAGTGTACAAAATAACATTATAGGACTTGCAACAGGCGTAGTCATAGACGATGAGCTGTGTCAGAAACTTAAATTATCAAGAAGTTTATATGGCTTTGGTATGAAAGTTGCTGCTGTATCTGTATTGTGTCAAGACCCTAGAGTCTGGGACGCGATGACAGACGCGGGGACCCCGTGTCCTGCACGTGGGGCTATTGGAGCCGAGGCAGAGTCTTACTGGTCAAACAATCCTGATCAAATTCCTGACGGCAGTAAATATAAGCCAGAATACGTTGCACAAGTTGAAGTAGAAGAACAACCAAAAGGAGATACCAATGCTATTAAGAATTTTGGTCTTATTGCTCTCTCTATGTTACTCTTCCTCTAAA